CTCCCGGCACCTCCGAATGCTCTCTACGGCATTCAGCCCTCCCCTCTCAATCCTCCTTCCACCGGCTACGCGCGCCACGGTTGGGCGCAGGTTGCGTAGAGTATTTCCTACTCAATAACTCGTTCTATACCTATGGTACGATTTATTCGATTTCTTGGGTTGTTTCCCAAGGAAACTTAATGACTCATAGTAGAAGTTCCAGTATGGAGACCGCAGTTTTCCTTGGTTTACTCGGACTCGGCTATGCCGCTAGTAAAGTGACCGGTACGAAGAAAGAAGGATTTACTGATTTGAAAGGCACACCCGATTTACGTATTGGACCAAACACCTCGTATTCGCCAGGACACGGCGATGCTGGACGGTCTCCCTCTACCTACGCCGCAACGCGCGCCCAAGTATATACACCCGCAAATGAGCGTACAGTACCTGGAAAACCCCGTCAACCAAATACACTTGGTGCCGGCAAGTACGACGAGCAATTTATGCTGCCCGCTGGCGGTTCCCTACCTGCCGAGCCCAACCCATCGCAGTTACAAGCGATTCCCAATGGATATTTCCCAGTGCCTCCGATGTCTCTGCCTACACAGGATGACCCTACAGTCGCCGATGCGCTTCAGGTACGCCCCGATGGATGGGAAGATGCGACCGCGCGTAAGGGATTTATATCAGCATTAAGCGGTGTCGAATTCGCACCCGGTGAGTTCAAGCACCAAAACATGGTCCCCTTCTTCCGCGGTCAACTCAAGCAGAACATGATTGATACCGCAAATAATCAGATTCTCGATGTCTATTCTGGCTCCGGCAAGACGCTCTACGCAAAACGCGAACAAGCCCCCTTTTTCGAGCCGACGACCGAACCCATCGGCAATCCGTTCGGCTTCGAGTCGACAACCGACTTTATGGAGTCTCGTATTGTTGAGCCTAAGAATCGTGGAGGTGAGCGCCCCGTTGAGCCTATTCGTGTCGGACCTGGTCTCAATCAGGGCTATACTGAGTTACCGTCCGGCGGTTACCAACAGCAAGCCGGTGAGGAATACATCCTTGAGCGTATGCCCCGCACAAACGACCTTCGCGTATCTACAAATCCTAAACTCACCTACGCTACCCCCGTTGTACCTGGCGCCCACTTCATTACAACCTCCGGTACCGCTGAATCGATTGGCGACGTTCGTAAATACCATCCCGATAAGTTCTACCTTAATGAACACGGTGAGCGTAACTTTGTTACCGCCGGCGAGAACGAGAAACCCCGTGTCCGCTCTACACAGGTACTCAAGCACGTTACACGCCCTGATACCTCTAAGGAATACGAAGGTGTTGCCGGTCAAGTAGAAGGCAAGGCGACCTACACAGTTGCCTCGACACGTACACCGCTCGCCAAGCAAATGGGACCTTTCGGCTGGCGCAACGCAGACTTAACCGAGAACTTTAATCCTAATACCGATGCGGAGGAGAACGACTACGGAAAATCCGGTGTGGAAATTCTTCCGAATGAGCGTTTCTATACTACTGAGCGAGTCCACGGTCTCAACATTGTGCCGCAAGAGAGCGGTGAGGTCACCCTTCCTTACCAGGATATTGCGCGCCCTACTCGCCTTGAGGAGACCGAAGATTTCAACTATCTCGGTACTGCTGGACCTGCCGACGCCCAGCCACGCCTAACTGTCTACGACCCGAACGATATTGCTCGTACGACCATCAAGGAGACCACTGAAGATAATGACTATCTTGGTATTATGGGACGCGGTGATGTTCCCCAGAAACTCACCGTCTACGACCCTGATGATATTGCCCGTGTAACAGGTCGTAATACTCTGGATATGCAGGACCTCTACCGTAACTTTGCGACGGCTGGCATTCCTGACAAGGCGGAGTCGCGTCTCCAGGATACGGTGCGCAATACGCAGAAGGCAGCGCTCTCTGCCGACTCAGCGTGGAACGGTCCTGCTATTGCCGCGGTGGCAACTGCCGAAACGAATCGTACCGATGCGTACAATATGCGCCACTACGCTCAGAAGGAAAATGTGGCGCGCGGTCGCCGCCCCCAGGGCTCGTCCGTCAAACTCTTCAACGGTGAAGACAATATACATTTACAGTACCGCAAACTCAACGCAGACTCGGTCAATGACCGCGAGCCTGGCGTCGACCGTGTTGATAATGTTCCTACGTCGCGCGAGGTCATCGGTCTACAACGCCCACGCACAGTCCTCAAACTTGATATCTCGGCGATTCGTAACGAGCCCGTTACAGTTGCGGCACTCGAGCGCAATCCCTATGTTATCCCCCTTCACCGTGCGGCAATGGTGGGCGGACGCGATGCCATTTAAGCGCCGACCTAAACCTTCTATAGTGTTCTTTACATTAAAGAACATTCTAGAATGCTTGATAATTGGACGTACGATCCAAATACACCAAAGGCGGTTGATGATATTGTCGGCAATCGTGATATTCTTCAGACGACTGCGCGACTTATTCGTGAAAACAAAGCCTCGCATTTAATTTTAGTAGGACCGCAGGGATGCGGAAAATCGCTCTTTTTACGTATTGTATTAGCCGATATGCCGAAACTGAAGATTGATTGTACTGCGAATTCTGGACTACGTTCTGTACGCGACAATATTCGTAATTTTGCGCGCGGCTCAAAAACAATGGACGGAAAACTACGTTGGATTATCTTCGAACACGCCGAAGCGCTCACATCAGACACCCAAGCATTTTTGCGGCGTATGTTGGAAACGACATCCGCTTCTACTCGCATTGTCTTCGAATGCCGTGACGCCGGCGCTATTTCCGAGCCCATTATATCTCGTTCATCTATTATTACATTTACCGCCCCAGATTCGCCTGATATGCTATTTGAAATACAGCGCCGAACAAACTATAAATTAGACAAGTCTATTATTAATAGAATTGTAAAATATTCATATGGCAATTTACGAACTGCTATTTTGAATGCGCTCGCTACACTCCATTGTTCTGATACACACTATGGATACGGTGATGATATTATTACATCGTTGCTTGAAAAACGTCCAACGACTGAAAACGATGCCGACTGGGTTCAGTGGGCAGTTGAATCTGAATCAACGTGTAAAGCCGCCGGTGTTGACCTTCGCGATATTTTACGTCAGGGTTGGACTCAAAATCCGTTTGTAGCAAGTACGTGCGCACAATGGTCCCGGCTTGGTGGAACAAGTCCGCGAACTCTATTTTTCGATTGTATCTCTGCGTTAAGACTACAGAAAACCAATGTGCGTCCTGAATAAAATTATGGAGAACGCATCTCTTTATTCTGAAGCTCGCAATGAATATTTAAAGCAGATGTCAACGTGGATTGTGCCACCACTCGTAGAATTTTTTCGTAAAGAGTATAATACGCTTGCCGATACGGAGGGAAAGCGTGTTATGAGCGCATTTCAGACCTATTGCTCTGAAGTGCCATTATGGAATCAGGATGTTATTGATAGCAATATTGGCATTATTCTTGATAACTGCCGCTGTGATTATATGGAGGAACTGATGACGGCAGTATTTATTGCATATACTAAAATGCTTACGGCGATTCGTGTCAATGCTCGCCAGAAGAAACTACAGATTACTTTGCCTAAGCTAGACCATTTTCTCCACCGCGTCTTTATTGAATGTGCGCGCTCTTTCTGGAAAGCGCCCTATTTATTCTCTCAAGATCTAACACCCGTCGAGAAGCAGAAGAATATTTTACAGGCGGAGCAAATTTGTACTGAGGCGCTAAGCGGCGCGGTACGTTCTCTCCTACCTGTCAAGTCTATCTTACGCGATTACCTAGACGACGGTGAAGATGATGAGAAGGAGGACAAAGAAGATGAGAAGGAGGACGAGAAGGAGGACGAGAAGATGGAAGAGACAGCGCCTGCCGATATAAAGGAGGTAGAACCACCTGTTGATGTAAAGGAAGTAGAAGCACCCGCCGAAGTGAAGGAACTCAAGGTAGAAACACCTGTTGTTGTTAAGGAAATTAAGGTAGAATCACCCGACAACGTGAAGGAGGTTGAGGTCAAGGAGGTCAAAGTGGAGACGCCTGCCGAAGTAAAGGTAGAGCTACCAGCTGAAACGGTAAAATCAGTCATAATTGCCGAAACGCCAAAAGTACTTGCCGAGATTAAGGCTGCCGATGAGCCCCCTAAGGTTGTTGACCCCGCCCATATCCAAAAACTTGATACAAATCCTGCGCCTCCAACAATTACACCATCGAGTCATTTAGTCGCAAATGTACCGGTCGCTGCGCCGGTTGTAAAAATATCCAAGGAGGGTGCCGATACTACGGCAGCTCCCCAAAATGTCCTTATTGATACCGAGCCGACCGTCCATTTTGCCTCTTATGATAGCGTATTTGATGAGACTACTCAGGACATTAGCCATATTCGCTATTCGCCAAAAGATGGAGGGTCTGATGAATATAATCCACCGCGCCTTGCCTTTGGCACAGCATCAAATAATATTGAATCGAATGATGTCGAAGATTTAGAGCCGGTTGCTGCCGCTTCCGCTGCTTCGGCTGCTACAGATGATGATATTGATGCACCCCTTGGCTCCACAAACGACTTTGAGGAGTTAGCTTAAGTGCGGGCTGTGGCACCTTCGGTGCGGAAGGGCGTGCGGTACGAATTCTCTCAGCGCCCTAGAAACATGTCCACGGCGTACCTAATTCTCTTTACTCTCCTCGGTGGTGGATTGGCACTTTTTATAGCAGCTGGTTGGAGCTCCTATAAAGAGAATAAACTCCCGGAAAACTCGATGCTTTTCCGTTGGTTTGTAGCAGGTAGTTTTACTTGCGGCATTGCCGCTTACGCATACCTATTCGGTGCTGGCGGTGATCCGACTAGTATGTTTAAATCTATCGGCGAGTCGCTCGAAATTAAGGAAGTCGTCGAGACCCTTACCAGTGCTGTAACGACCACGTCAGCGGTTGTTGCGGCATCTGGAGGTGAGAAGAAGGTACGCACAATGTCTGAAGGAGGCGAAGAGCTCAAAATCGGTATGCCGAATTTTTGAACTTAATTCGCAGGCACATAATTATATATCTTTATACTATCACCATCTATATCCTCTGGTGTTAGTGTATAAATATATGCAATCTGTACCCAATCTTGGTTTGGTTCATCGCGATCCAACATCTGTGTAATACCAAATGTGATTCCGTACATATTATTGATAAACGGACGTACAATATAATCTAAATTTTCTACTGTAAGATAATACCACATGTTCAATTCGATATTTTCATAATTGATACGAGAATACATTGGCTCCGTAATTGGCTCTGTCCTTGATGGTCTATATTGAAGCACTGTTTGGTCGTCCATTATAGTTTTATACTTTGCGGGATGTTTAGGTCAGTGGTAAAAATCTGGACTAAAATGCGCCTCAAAACACTGCCTATGAAAACTCACCTGAAATTCGTGGTCTGTATTGACTTGCCCGCTTTCTAAACTAAACATTGGATATACCGCCGCTTTTCGTTCCGCATCCTTTGTCAGCGTCCAATCTGGACTAAAATGAGTCAGATTTGAATCCGTTAGTGTTGCCTCGGCATACGCCAAATTATATTTTGTTAGAAAGCGTTGTGCCGTTTTACGGTCAAGCATATACATATGAGCGCCCCATAGATTATCATGGTACGTTAAAAATACTAAGGGGTGTTCTAATACACCGTGGGGCTCGTGTGCGTATACTTGTACTGGCACATACGAACATAGACAACTGAGAAGAAGTAATTCTAGATTGTGACGGCGGAACTGTAGCATCACTTCAGGAAGAAGTGGCATAATATTCTTTCGTAAGCGAATATCATCTTCGCAAAATACCCCAAAGTCCGCATCTGACTCAAGGAATGTTTTTAGCATATCCAAGTGGCTAAACATAATACCCCATAGACGTTTGAGATTCTCAGGTGCACTTATAAGTCTCGGATCGGTAGAAAGAACTGGCTCTACAAATTCTAGTGGGATACCTTCCGCCTGGAACTGCCTTTCCATATTTTCTTTTCTAGTAGGATTCTGAAAGGAAAACGTATAGAAATTGATTTTCATTTTCTATATGTTAAAAAAGCCAAGGGTTTAGATTAAGTGTAAAGGTGGGCGATGCTTTCATCAAGTTGCTCTTTCTTCTTCAGAAATAAATCTACGTGCTCCTTCTTAATCGTAAAGGGTAGTGAGAAATCCTTAATCGAGAATGGCACCTGTTTCGGGTTATTATAGAATCTTAGCAAATTCAGTTTACTAATAATGGTCTGGATACAACGCTTGAGCTCACGAACACCCGCCTCACCACCCGTAAAGTTCTCAATAATATACTGTAGAATATCCTTGCCAATACTTACCTTCTCAAAGAGTCCTGCGTCCTTGAGTGCGGCAGCAATGAGGTAATTCTCAGCAATCAGCTGCTTATCCTTCATAGAGAAGCCGTTTACCTTAATATTATACATACGGTCACGCAAGATGGGATTC